CCGCGCCTAAATCAGCACTGTTAGCACCAGTAACGTAAAAGCCGTTTGACCCAAAGGTCAGCCCACTCACATCAATAGGAACCCACACGCCATCGTCGTTGTATTCGCCAAACGCGGTCGGGTCAGAAACGATATTGTCCTGCTTGACGACTTCGGAAAGGTAGCCATCTGTAAACGCCACTGAGTTACCCGCTGCCATAAGCGTAAACAACGTACTGGCTTTATTGAAGTCCGTAGCCCCTGCGCTTCCCGTGCCGCTGATTAAGCTGACATTGTTTTGCCAAAGATTATAGGCTCCAGTCGAAGCGTTGTAGTTAGCAACAAAATGATACCAAGCTGACGGATCACGAAATACCGCTGTCGTTGTGTTGTCGATACCCCGGCTAAAAATACGAAAACGGATTTTTTCGCTTGTCTCAAAACGAATGTAATCAGGGTTGCCGTTGCCGCCGTTGATAAACCACATTTCAGAGGCATCGATCTTGCCTCGTTTTAGCCAAAACGAAATTGTCCAGCTATTCCCGTCTGGCGTGACCTGAGTCTGCTGCAGCTTAGAACTGGTCGTCTTATCAAACCGGACCGACTGGTCGATGGTGTAACCGCCAGCAGCAGCAGATACCTTAGTGTTGCCCTGAATGATCGACATTACGCAAACGCCGCGCTGGTGGTGACATAAGCATTGGTCCCGTCGTCGTAATACGAGAGCCAATAGGTTCCAGCAGTGCTGATCGTCGTGGCTAGATTGGCATCGCCCTTGGTCGTCGCCGCGAGGCTGATGGCATAGCCGCCGCTATTGTCCAGCAGAATGTTGCCAGATTGCCCGGCGGCAGCGGTGTGGTTCGTGAACGTCAGCGTGCCGGTGCCGGTGGGGGTGCATTTGAAGTTATTCGTGACGCTGAGATCGAAGCTGAGATCGTTGTCGGTGGTGATCGTGCCACGCTGGCTGACCGTGAACGTCTGAGCCGCGTCGGTGACAGCGGTGTCGGCATCGAACGCCTGCACGTCTGAGCCAATAGCCAAGCCCAAGTTCGTGCGCGCTGTTGCTGCCGACGCAAGGTCAGACAAGTTGTTTGACGCGGCCAGCAGGCCGTCAGTGGTGACCGCAGTCACCTGCCACGACGAGCCGTTATAGACCTTCATTTCGTTTGACGTTGTATTGAAATACAGGTCGCCTGCCGTCAGCGCGTCCCCGTCGTTATCGACCGTCGGGTCTGACGCCTTCGCTCCCAGGTAGGTGTCGTCAAAGTTATCAGCCGCAAGTTCCGCTGCTGCCTGCGCTGCTGCGGCGGCAGTCGCGCTAGTCGCCGCATTGGTCTCGCTGGTCGCCGCATTAGCAGCCGAGGTCGAGGCTTCCCCAGCTTTTGTGGTCGCGATGCCCGCTTGGGTCGTCGCGGTCGATGCCGAGCCGGATGCCGATGTGGCCGAGGCGCTGGCCGAAGCGCTACTGCTCGAGGCCGACGATGCTGATGATGCAGCAGAAGTTGCGCTGGCGGCGCTCGCAGTGGCGCTGGTGCCGCTATTGGTCTCGGCAGTTTCCGCCGCTGCTTGGGCGGTTTCGGCTGCTGCTTGGGCTGCTTCAGATGCTGCCTGGGCAGTTTCGGACGCCGTCTTAGCGGTCGTCGCCGAGGCGCTGGCGGTCGATGCGCTGGTGGCGCTGGTCGAGGCATTACTGGCGCTGGTCGATGCGCTGCTGGCGCTAGCCGCCGCCGCTGTCGCCGAGGCCGCCGCCGCTGTCGCCGAGCCCGCCGCTGCTGCGGCGTCAACCACCAGGTCAAACTTGGCCGCGTCGGCGTTTGTTGAAATCGGCGTGGAGCCGCTCGAGGTGTGCGCCGTGTTTACACGATAAACATTGCTGTTGGTCGGATCCTTCACCAGATCTCGGACGGTATAAGCGGTGCCGGAAGCCCAATCCCCGCGCCAGTTGCCAATATCCTCGCCGACGACTGGATCGCCGTTTGTGTCGAAAGCCAGCGTTTTGCCGGCGCGTGACGCCTTGGTCGGCAGCGTCATATCAATAGAGGTCGGATCCGTGACCGGCGCCTTAATCGCGCGCGCCGCATCTTCTGACACCTGCTGCACAAATATCGTCTGGCTGTCGAGCTCAGTATTAAGAGACGACGCAAGAAGGTCGCCGGCGGTCACGAAGTCTGTCGTGCGCTCGATGTCGCGCGCGCCAACAATGGTGACGTTATCGCTGCCGGTTGCGGCGCTGACTAGCGTGATCGAGCCTGTGCCGGCTGCACCAATCGAGACAGTGTAGTCGGTGGTCAGCGTTTGCAGACTGTCGTTGACGTACACCGCGAGGTCGGTCTCTGCGAGCACGGGGAAGTTGAAGTTGTAAGGCCCCACGCCGGCCGAGCCGGTGTAAACGACGCGGCGCGCGACCGCTGTTATGGAGTAGTCAGCCATCGAAACGGTCCCTTTGCGTTATGGAAAAATTACCCATTAGTTGCCAATCACGTTGCCCAAATCCGGGCCGCGCTCCGGTAGGAAGTCGCCCTGTTCCCACCATGATCTCTGATTGTAGTCGCGGTCCCAGCGCTGAGCGCGGCGTCGGAAGGTCTTGCGGGCGTCGGGATCGGTCATCAGCCTTATCTGGTCGATAAGCATCCGCTCCGTAGCGAGGCGCAAATACCAGATGCTCGAGCCCGGGGTGTATCGCGTGACGTAATCGGTCAGCTCGCGAGCAAAGTTGGTGTCCTCGCCCTGTGCAAGTTGCAGCATGTTGCCGAGAGTGAGGTTGATTGTGTCTGTGCCGAGGCCGGCGGTAGGGCCGGCGAGTGTGGCGCCGAAGCCACTACCGTAGCGGTTGATGTTTGAGAACAGGAAGTCGCCTACGATGCCCAGACCGCCGCCTTGCAGCAGTGCTGCGACCCAGAAATTAACGTCATTGATTGGCCGTGGGTCTCGGCCATAAGCGATTTGCTTGGCCTCGAGGATCGCCGCGCCCATGACCGTGGTGCTCACAACGAAGCCGGCAATCGCCGCATAGCGCTTTTTAGGATCTTGGATTGCCCACATGCGGCCGAGGTTTTGATGCCACAGCGTGACCGGGAACGATTTAAACTGTGCGACGCCGCGCACAACCTCGCCAACAAACGTGCCTTTTGCAGTGCCTCCACCAAGCGTTGCGCGAGCTCGCAAGGTCGCAACCGGCACCGCCTGATCCATCTGCCGCTCCATCATCGACATGGCCTTCATGGCCAGCTCCTCGCGATACATGCGCGGGAGATCGTCGCGGGAGGCGACATCGAGGATGCGCAGAAAGGTTGCGCCATCACGGTCGAGCAGCGGTGTGGCGCGGATCACGTCCCAATCCGCCGCGCTAATTCCTTCCGCCTCCATGACCTGCTGAAGCCCGGGGTGCAGCTCGTCGAAGCGCTTGGCCACCTCGTCAGCAAGATAGCCTTGGAACTCGAGGCCGAAGGCTTGGCGGCCAGCTCGTGTAAACCCTGTTAGACCAGACGCGCGGTGTACGGTTTCGGCAATGCGGCGCGTGACACCTGGCTGCATGTGGTCGCCAAAGTAACGGGCGTTCATTGTGCCGACTTCGATATAGGAGTCAGCGACAAGGCCCATGCGCGCGGCAAACTTCGCGGCGTCCGCGTCCTGCCGCATTTCGCTGAATACTCGAGACATCAGCGGCGTGACCGGCATGCCAATAAAGTTCGCCGCGATGCGCTGGGTATTGAAGTCGGACAGAGCCGTGATCGGTGCGCCACCAAGCAGCGCGCCAGAGACGACGTTGCGCGCGCCGCCCATAATCAATGCAGCTCGAGTGTTCGCGGTCGTGTCGCCCTTGTCCCAGAGCTTCCACATCGTGTCGAACTTAACGAGGTCGCCCTGTAGTTTATCCAGCGCCTCATTGCCCGGGCGCTCTGACGCCTTCTTTTGCGCGTAGGCTCGCAGCGCAGAGATCGTGGCGTCCGGGTTTGGGCCGAGAACCTCGAGCTTGGTTATATCGCGCGCCATGTTGCGCAGGTGATCGACCATCGTCTCAAATACGTCAGGGTCGCCAAACCGCTCCTGATACTCGCTCCAGCTTTTTGCGTCTTTGAACTTGAGGAAGCGGCTATCGGTGCGCCGGTTGTGAAGCGCTCGACCTCGAGGTGTTGTGCCTGGGATCAGATCGTTCAGGCCGTCCGACGCGATTGAATCGTAAACCTCGGAAAGCGCCGCACGGATTGTGTCCTCGTTGAAGGGCAGCCCGGTGCGGCCATCCACCATGTTCTCGATGTCGAGGCGGTCGCGGGTAAATTTAATCCATTCGTCCTTGGATACGTCGCGGATCAGCCGGCGGTCGTGGTGCTGCGGCAGCCCATAGTCGGCGCGCTTTGCAATCCGCATCCCAGCATTGTTTGCGCGCTGCCGCGCCAGCTCATGCGTTTGCTTCCACGCCTCTGCGAGTTCGCGTGCTGCCGGGTTTTTGCTGTCCTCGCCGAACGCTTCTTTTACTAGGTCGAGCTGCGTCGCGCGATTTCGCTCGCCGCCGGTGACGGTGCGTCGGAACTCGTACAGCACGCTGTCCATGTGCGCGAACAGCTCTTTCTCGACGCCTCGCTGATAGTAGGCAAGGGACACGCCCCGGCTAGAGTTGTCAGCCTCGATCAATGCTTGCAGCGCTCTGCCGGGGCGGAACGTGCCGCGCAGCTCGGGGTAGGCGAGCATGTCCTGTGCTCGAGCTTGAAACTTAACAGCCTGCAAGATCTTGACGCGCTTCGAGTGCGCTGCGTCTGCCTTCATACGGTCGAAAGTCTGGCGCCCGGCTGCTGCGTCAGCTTCCTCTGGCCCCATCGTTTTGACGTTCTCGTCGTAGATGGCGTCGAAAAGGTCGCGCGAATATCGCGCCTGCTCCGGCGTTACGTCGCCAGCGGCTTCGGCTTCAGCAATACAATCGCGTAGGCTCATGCGACGCATCCTTCAAAGCGATCTAACATTCTTTGATCTTGCTCGATCTCGTCGAGGAGCTGGCGCTTGCTGACGTTATCAACGACAGGCGTGCCGTCAGCCGCTTCGCGCGTTAGTGGCACGAAGTCGAGGAGATCAGATTGAGCTTGTGCGTCGGTGTCGAATAGGCCGACGTTCATAGGTGCGTCGCCGCCACGCAGCGGACGATCTACCTCGAGCTGCGCGCGTTGTGCGTCGGTAACGGGCTCGACGCCAGGAACCAGCGTTTGCTCGCCCTCACGCACCGTTTCGGTATTGTAATTTTGCGGCGCAGCATCTACACTTTCGTCGGAGGTTTGGCCAATGCGGTTTTTTTCGCTCGAGGGTAAGTACCCCACCGTGCTGCGCGACGACGGCGCGGCGTTCATACTTGATGACGACGGCACCTGGGGCGAGATCTCGGCCAAGGAGCTGCTGTCAGATACGCGCACCGACGAGCTGACCGCCGCAGAGTTTGACACAGAGCTGGCCGTGTTTGGCGGTGATCTCAGCACGTTGCCGACGACCTGACCGAACGACGCGTCCATCTGCGGCAAAACACCCTCGTATAATTCAATCATCGCCTGATTAGCTGCGGCCTCAAGCGCGGGCCTGTCGTCTCGCAACGCCTCAAGTCGTGCTCTTAGCGCCTCGTCAGGGATGCCGGCGAAGGCTTCGTCGAGATCCTCGTCGCCGCGCACAATCTCATAAAGTTTGTGCCCGCCCCGACCATGCTTCGCATCGAAGAGGCCGCGCTCGATAATGATAACCTCGCCGATCACGCCGTCATCGTTGATGACCATCAGCTTCTTGTCGAAATAACCAGAATACGCCTCTTCGCCGACCGGAGCGCCTTTATATCCCTCATCGACGATGTGGTACGTTTTACCCAGCTCTTTAACGAAAGCGTCTGCCTCGTCTGGTCGCGTAACCGTAACCGTCGCGCGGCTAACGTCGGCAATGCGGTTAAGGTTGCCGTTATACTTGTCCTGGACCTTATCCTCGATCCGCTTGCGCTCTTTTATCGGGCCTGGGTGATATTCAACGTCATGTTCGCCAGCGGCTCGCTTTACAGCCGCGTTAAGCTCAACATTAAAAATGTTGTTCCGCTCCACGATGTCGTCGATAGACGCATACGCTTGGCGCGATTGTAGTGTAGCGGCCAGACGCCTTAAATCTAACGGCTCCAGATCTTGCGCCAGGACAACGCGCTTCTTTTTCGCGTCAGGTCCGAGCTCGAGAATTCTCTCAGCGTTCTTTTGCGCCACTTCCTGGGCAAACTGTTCGTCGGTGACGACGCGGACCGGCAGCGTCTCCATGCCAGCTTCCGTGGCAATCGCATATGTCGAGTTGCCATCGAGTAGCGTATAGCTGCCGTCGCCGTTGTCCTTGACGGTGAGCGGGCCGCGCTTGGGCGTCTCGCCTCGAGCAGCCTGCGCCATAAACTTGCGCGCGTTGGCAATGCCCTCTGGGCGAGCGCGGATCGGCACGATGTCCTCGCGCGCGATCTCGATGCTGTCAGGTGTGGGCTCAAGATAGTCGCGGTAATCCGGCCCGATTGCGTCAGGATCACGCGGCGGCTCAGCGCCAACATAGTCACGCTCGAGCTGGTCAGCCTGCTGCTTTACGGCTGGGCCATCGGGCTCGTCGAACGCTGCTAGTTCTTCCCGGCTAGGGCTCGCCGCGAGGCGATTGCCTTCCTCCGCAACATCGACAGTGCGTCCTGCATCGCCAGCATCTGCCCCATTGAAATCGCCTCGCTCAACTGCCGCTCGGACAGCATCGACGAAGGCTCGACTAGATCGGCTGATGTTTCCACTTTCTTTGAAGCTCCGGGCTGCCGCTGTGAGGGCGTCGCTAAGCTCGCCGCGTCTGTTGGCGACCGCCTGGACGATTTGGATCGCTTGGCCATCTGTTTCGCTCCTGCTTTGATTTTGCGCCGCCGCCAGCACGTTTCCTTCGCCTTCAATCCGTGCGCGGTTTTCGACGAGGGAATTGAACACGGCGCGGTCGCGGCGTAACTGCTTCAGCGCGGCGTCGAGAACACGAGCGCGCTCTTTGAATAGGCTGGTGGTAATTAGCTCCTCGCCGAACAAACCCACTTGTACGGCCGTGTCGAACTCCGCCTCGAGGGCCTGTCGCACAATCGCTTCAGCCTGCACCGTGTTGGTCGGCTCGGCTTCCGCCAAGAGCTGCATGATGGGGAGCTGGCGATCTTGGTCAGCCACAAGGCGCCCAACGATAGCGGCGTAATTTGCTGGCACGACTTCGTTGACAACTGCGCCGAACGCTTCGTCCGATAGCCCAACAAGGTCACGCGCTTGGCGCACAAGGTTTGATCGAGGGGGCAGCTCGCCGATGCGACCAGGCTCAACGCGGAGCACCTTCGCTGCGTCAATAGCAGTGCCGCTGCCTTCGGCAATGTTCTTCATCGCCGCACTCACACGAGCTTGCTCTGGTGTGATGCCGTCTGATTCACGCAGCAGATTGCCGTAAATCACGGGCTTTTGGCTGGGATCCTGCGCCATGATGCGCTTGGCCAAACCAAGGCGCTGATGTCCATCAGCTATAAAGCGGCGGCCGTTGGCAAACTCATAAACAACGATCAGGCCCGCCTTTACGGGATCCCATTGCGTAATACCCTGCAAGCGCTCTGTAACGCCGAACTCATCGCCGCCCATTTTAAACTGGAAGGTCTGCGCATCGACTTCGATGTCGTTTGGCTCAAACCGAAATATCGTCGCGTCGAGGTTGTCGGCGTGATGAATATCTTGCTGCCGGGGAGGGGCGGACGGCGCATCGACCAATGGACGCACATTGTCACTGTCACTAATGACCGCCTCGGCCTCGAGGGTGCGCTGCATGTGCTCGAGCTCTGCATCCTCGAGGGGATTGTCGTCAAACAAATCCTCCTGCGCCTGTATCTCCTCCTGCGCGCCACGGGCCACGGCCGGCAGCTCGACACCTGCTTCCTCTAATGCGCGGAGGCCGGCGGCGACCTCTCTATCGCTTAGGCTTTGCAGGCGCCGGTCCAGCTCGACAAGCGATGTCTCGTCGATGCTTTGGTTGAGCTCGCGAGCGTAGAGACCCAGCGGTGTCTCTAGCCGCCGCGCAGCGATCTCGAGCGGTGTAGCAATCGCGCCGCCAAACGCGGTGCCGCCAAGGAAGCCGGTTCCGACCGCCGCTGCAAATGTACCGGCGTCGTACTCGAGGCCAATCGAATCTCGCCACGCCGCCACGCTTGGTGACCCCTGCACCTCGATGCCGGCGTTAAGTAAGCCCTCGAACAGCGCGATCCTGCCGATGTTTTTAACCGCCAGGTCGCCGGCCTTGCGAACGACGCCGCCCATCACGTTCATGGCGCCATAAGCAGGATCTTGCACCATGAGCCGCGCGTCGGCGCCCAAGGATCCGATAAACCCAAACACCTCGCCAAGAGCTGTGCGGCCTTGCTTCTCTGCGCGCTGCTCTGCGTCTAGGGCGAGCTGCTGCGTGGCGCTAATGTGCTGGTCGGCGCTAAGAACGCCCAGCTCACTCTCGAGCTCTGGGTACTGCCCGATAAGCGCGTTTATCTTTTCGACGCTGGTCGAGTAGCTATCCGACAGCAGGCCAAAGCGGTTGGCGAAGCGGTCAAGCGCGTCATACTCGACATTAAGCTCGATGTCGGGGCGCTCTGGCCGCTGGCCCGTAACCTCCTCGATGCGGTCGAGGATGGGCAGCCAATAGTTTCGATTGGCAGTGTTATTGGACTCGTACTGGAACGCCAGGCGATCCCGCGTGTAGTCAGCCTCGAGCGCCTCCAGCAGTGACGCCGTAGGTGCGTAATCCTCGTCAAAAGTACGACCAAGAAGGTCGGGCTCTGAGTCGAATATCGTCATTGCGGCAATCGCATTGGGCCAACCTCTGTGAGAACCTCCTTGGTGCTCTCAAGAGACCGGCGAAGTGCGGTGTGCAGGTTGGTAAAGGTAACGATCCTCGGGTTACCACGCGGCGCTTGGCCTCGAGCGTTTAAGATCTCGACGCTGTTCGCAACGCCAGTAGATCTGAGCTGGAAATTTGTAATGTCATCGTCAGACATTTCATCAGGCGTGATCTCAAAGCCGACCAGCGCCGACATGGCCTCGCGCGTCATATATCGACGATTGTCCTCTACAAATTCGGCGTCGCTGACTGGCGTCCGTGGATCGAGGATGATTTGGCTGTTGCCGAAATCATAAACGCCGCCGCTCACCTGCCTGTTTCCTTGGAACGTCGCGCCCATCGCTTCCTGCAAAGTGCGCTCCCACAGGGATCCACGAGAATCCTCGGTCACGCCCGTACCCAGGCGATGCTTGTAGGCGTGCTCGGCGGCTTTCAGGGCTTGCGCGCGTTTGGAGCCAGACAAGATTTGGCCGGCAATCCCAGCGCTGATTTTATCGCGCGTGTCTTTGTCGGCTTGCGGTGTAATTGTGGGGCCATCGTAGTTGCGGCCCTCGAGAGCATCAGCCAGGAAATTTTGGTTGCCGGTTCGCGAGAAATTGGCTGCCGCAAAAGCCCAGTCTGATCCATTGCCGCTGTCGATCTGGTTAATCACGTTCGCGGTTTGGTCGCCAAATGCGTTTGCAAGCCCCATCACAAACATTGTCTTTTCTGAGTTGGGGACGTTTGCGTTCGCCATAAATTGCGTATAAGCGCGGGCCTCGGATTGGCTGAAATAGATTGGCTTGGCGTTATTGGAGGCGGCAAAGTCGTCGATACTTCTCTTGCGTTCCATCAACGGGGAGGAGGGATCGACGAGCATTGCATCGCCAGCAGCCGATTGCGCCACATCGTTTGGACCAACCTCGCCGACGCTCTGACCGTTCTCACGCAGATACGAGACTTGATCTGTCACCAATGCGGTTCGCATAGCGGTTAATCTCGACTCAAACCCGGCGACGAGATCATTGTTGAGCTGTGCGTTATCGGCGCTTGTCTCTTTTTGTCTCAGGGCGCGCGCGTCATATACGAGCTGCTCTAAGCCAAATACGTTTTGGCCATTGGCAATCCCGAGCCTTTGGTGCAGTTGCTCGAGGCGGGCCGCATTGGCAATGGCTGTTTCATCGCCGGTGGCTCGAGCTTGCGCGAGGTTGTCCTGCACCGCAGCTTCACTCACATCAGATCCGCCGGTGATCGCAGCCGTGAGCTCAGTTGTCTGTTTGTTGACTGCGGCCTTCCGTGATGCGGCGGCCGAGCCGTCGCCCTTAATGATAGCGCGCATCTCAGCGGCCAACGTCTTGTGCGTGTCGCCGTCCAGGCCGCGCGCAGGTCCAGTGCGGTCGTCTGCGTCCTCCATGAAATCACGGAGGAACTGCGCCTTATCGGTGGCTCGCGCAAAGTCACCGCGCACCCGCTCTTTCGAGGCGCGATCACGCAGGTTTATGACATTGCGCTCGACAGTCGAAGGATCGACACCAAGGTTCTGAGCGGTCGCGCGATAGGCCGCGATTGTGGGCTCTGGATCTATGCCGTTGCGGGCGCCGATCTCGATCTGCTCGCCGTAGCTGTTATGCGCCGCGATGCCGCCGGCCTGTAAGCGCTTGAGCTGCTCTTTTAGGTGCGTTTCCGAGTATTGCAGGAACGCGGAATTGCCGGCGCTCTCGAGCGTCAGATTTAGCTTTGCCGCTTCAACAGGATCGAGCTCGCCGATTGCGCTGGAGTAGCCTTGGCTAATTGCCGCGAGGCGATCTTGCAGAGCTGTCGGATCGCCTTTCTCCTGCTCCCATTGGAACAGGGCGTCGGCAATGTCTTTGCGCGCTTTAACCTCAATGTTGGCAGAGCTGATCTTAACAGCCGCCTCATAAGCCGCTTTGTCGTAGGCGGTTTGCGGCGCGCCATCCTGATACTGCTGCAACACGCCGCGCGGGTTCTGTGCAGCGTCGCGCTGGCCGCGCGCAATGGACTGCTGCTCGATCTTGTCGGTGGCAAAGGCGACCACGCGGTCTGCCGCCTGCGACACGAGTGTTGCGCTTTTGCCCTGCTCGCGGAGCGCCGCAAAGTCCGCGCTTGGCGGAACCGCTATGCCGGCGGATAGGCGGCCGGAGCGCTGATATGTTGGATAACGCGGCGCCATTAGAACGGATTCCCGTGGGGCAGCGGCGTCATGGGCGAACTGCCGTAGTATGTGCCGCCGCCACTAAACGCGCCTGCGTTGTAACCACCCATCGCGGCTTGACCGACAGAGGATATGGCGCTGCCAATAGCGGCGCTCATCGCCTGCTTGCCTGCGGCTTGATATATACCCGCCTGGAATCGCGCTGCGCCTCGAGCGATCTCTGCGTTCGCCTCTGCAATCGCGACATTATCGAGCGCCAAGAAATAATCCTCGACGCCTTCGCCAAGGTTCGCCGTCATCAAATTGCCGGTAGAACCAGCAAACGGATTTAGTGTGCCGGCTGCGCCCCGAGCGTTGATTGTGGCCATATTGCGACGCGTGTCCTCGAGCGCCTTAATGCCTTCCTGCCTGTAAGCGAGCGCTTCCTGCCGCGCCCGCAACGCTTGGCTGCGACCCTGTATCTCGGCCTGCTGAGCCTGCGCCTGATACATAGCCTTTTGGGCTTGGCCTGCGCGGATCTGGCCCATCGCTGAAACCAGCGACCCGGCCACCATAACTGCGGTCATTGTCATGTTATTGCCCCACGCTGAGCTGGTAATCGAGGGCGAGCAGGTGCATGTCGAGCGGCTGATCCTGGGTCACGACGATTTCACCTTCGTCCACAAAGCCCAGAAGGGGGCCAATGGATTTGACGCCTGTGAATTTGGTGACAGCGCCGTCGAGCACACCTTCGCCAAACTGACGAAATGCTACCTGCTGCCCATTCACGGTCATGGCCTGCGTCTCATAGACCTCGGCGTTGACCTTAATGATGCGCTTCTTGAAGCCTTTGATAGAGCCCGACGCGAGACGCGGCTCGACCGGCATTGTTTTGATTTCGACGCTAAAGGGTAGGCCGATCTCATATTCTGTCGTGGACGCACGCTCGAATGTGACGCTTCCAGAGCTAACGGTTTTATTTGACTGCACCGTCCCATCGACAATGACGTTTAGGCTTTCGCCCTCGAGGTGCGCGGCTGCGCCTGTCGCGCTGGCCGACGCAGAATAGACGGCGCTGTCAGTGTGCAGGCTGCTGTCAAAGACCTCGACGTAGTAAGCGTCGGACGAATTGATGGTGCGCTTTACGATTGTGTAGATCGTGTCCACGTCAATGCCGACCGCCTTAAACTCTCCGTCTGTCACGATGGTTGACGGCGCAACAACCTGCTGCGCGCGTAGGAGAGAGTAGGCTGTGATCTGGCCGTCATCGCCGTTCACCAGAAACAGACGGTCGGCCTCCTCAGTCGAGGTTGCGCGGCGGATTGCCATATCGACCGGCGTTTTAAGCAGGTGGCCTGATAGCAGCGATATATTGCCGGTCGTGTACGAAAGCTCTACATCGGTAAAGAGCATTTCGTTGAGCTGCTTGCCGCTCCGCTGAATGAACAAGGTGCCGGAATCGAGGCCGACGACCGGGACACCCGGCTTTGCGCCGTTTCGCGTCGCGGCTTTTACGACGATATTGTCTGGCGTGATCGGATCGTTGGTGGTTTGCGGCACATAGAACTCGCCGCCGGTGGTGAAGATCTGGAGATCTCGGCCGCTGAAAATATCAACGATGGAGTTTAGGGATTCAGTGGTAATCGACGCGATAATCGCCCGGTCGTCGAAACCTTCCCCCAGGTCAAAATCGAAAAAGCTGTTTACGACGCTGCCCCAGAAAGTTGTGGGCAAGCTCTTGGCGCCGCCGAAATAGAGGCGGCCCTCATGGAAGGTTAGGGATTTAGGCCAGCCGCGTGATGCGCTCCACGCGTCCTCGTAACCCTCCTCGAGCTCCCAATTTCCAGACGTGACACCAGTGGTATCGAACAGCGCGACCTCGGCGAAGCAGGCCACTTTTGTCGAGCTGATCCGGTTAATGATCCGAAGCCGGCCAAAATTATTGAGAATGTTGATGTATTGGCCAACGTGCGACGACGTGAAAACACCAGAACTGCAAGTGATTGTGACGTTGCCGGATGCTTGATCGGGCGTGATCGTGCCACTCGGATTGCTGGTCGTGATCGAGTAGGCGTGGCGTGGCGCGTTTGTGAAGCTAATCGTCGAAGCCGTCCAATCAGAGTCCGTCGCGCCGCGCACAATCTTCAGCGGCTCCAGATCTTCATGCACAAAAATGATTGTGTCGGCTGCCTGCGCGTGGCGCAGCTCGGACAGCATGGCGCTAGTGATCCCCGTTACGTCGAGATAATCCTTTTGAAGATTGTTGATATTTGTAACGAGCGCGCCGTTCTTAAAAATATAGATCCGCTGATTGACCAGCGCGAACATATAGCTGTCGTCCACGCTAAACTCGAAAGGGATCAGCCGAACACCATCCTGCGGATTTGCGGCTGCTGGCAGCTCAGAAATATATTTGAGGCCGGCACGGCGTTTGGCGCCACCCTGCGGCAGGATAAAGACGTTCTGCGCGGTCTGTAACGCTTGATAATACTGCTTCAGATCAATGCGCGAGCGCAGAAGCGGGTCGATCTCGCCGGAAGCGAAATCCGTCTGGATGCGAACGACGCGAGACATTAGCTCGCTCGCGTGACAGTGAGCGGAAAGTCTTGGAAGCCAGCGACAGGTTTAGAGCCGCCGTCAATCTGCATCGCCTGCCGCATCATGCCGCCGCGCATGTTTTCGGATGGCGAACCCACGGCGAGCGTCTGGAAATACTGAGCTTTCGTTACTTGGTCAGTGACAGCCTCGGCAATATGCCACGCAGTCCAATATTTCAAAAGCTGCACAAAGTAGGCCGGCATCACGTCCTCGGACGGACGGAACTGATAATCAATGTAAACGGTGTCGAAGTCGGTCTGCACTTCGCTGCCGTACACCTCCCAACCGTGCGTCGTGCTGCGCGCGCCTGCGCTGCCGCTCGTAAACAATGCGCGCGGGCCACTGCCTAAAATGTCGGAGGGCAAGGGGTAGGCGTAAGACCACTCGTTTGGCGGCGCATCAACACTGCGCGCGAGCTGCTGCTTTTTGATTGAAAACGACCAAGGATAAGAAAGGATGATCGTATCGCGAAGATCGTCGTAAAGGCGGTCGGTGATTTGCGCCGCGTCAGTGCCTTCGCTGAAAGAGGAGAGGGGCGAAGATCCAAGCATGATGAGGGCGTCGGAGCAGATGGATAGCTTCGTGTCGCCCGTGGCCATGCGTCGTCCTCAAAGGTTAAGGGCGGGGAGCCGAAGCCCCCCGCCGCAAAACTTAGTCGCCGTCGGTTACGCTAACGACGGTGCCGTCGGATACATCGACGACGCCGGCAGCGTTCGACACGACAACGTGCAGGGTTGCCGTCGCCGTTCCGCCCGTGGAGGCCCACGAGTAGATCAGGTCGCCAACAGTCACGTCATCGCTAACCGCGTTGAAGTAGCCAGAGCCGTCGATGACGGTCTTGGCGTCGGTGCTGGTGTACACCCAGATCTGCGGAGCAGAACCCTTACGGGACTGTCCGCCAATCGGACCCCAGCCATCGCGAGA